GGCGCACGTTTCATGCCAACGTATCGTGCTAAACTATGGGACGGTAAAGCCAGACTGTTCAATATATGGACAAAAGAACTATACGTTGGTCTTCTACCTTATCTCAGAGAGTTTGCCGAGCGACTTGACTACACCGTAGACGTTGACATGGAACGCATTGGTGATCCAGTTACTATGAAAGATGTGCAGAAGTTTGCGGAATCTTTGAACTTACATAGCCAAGATAAGCCAATTGAGACAAGAGACTACCAGTTAGAAGCGGTTAAATATGCTATTCGTATCGGTCGCACACTGCTACTATCACCTACCGCATCGGGTAAGTCGCTCATCATCTATCTGTTAATGCGTTATCATCAACAGTTTGGTCGTAAGCAGTTGATTATTGTTCCTACCACTTCGCTCGTAGAACAGATGTATAAAGATTTTCAAGACTATGCATCACACACCGAGTGGTACGTATCTCAGAACTGCGCCAAGATTTACGCTGGCCATGAAAAGTCAAACGAAGCATCGATTGTAATTTCCACATGGCAGTCCATCTACAAACTACCGAAGAAATTTTTTGCCGAGTTTGATGTTATCTACGGAGACGAAGCACACTTATTCAAAGCAAAGTCGCTGACATCCATCTTTGACAAATGCACTGAAACGAAGTATCGCATCGGTACCACCGGAACATTAGATGGAATGAAGACCCATAAACTTATTCTTGAGGGTCTGTTCGGTAAGGTAAAGAAAGTTATCTCTACTAAAGAACTGATGGACCAAGGCTCAGTTGCTGATCTTGACATTCATTGTATTCTACTGGACTATACGGACGAAGAAAAGAAGGTACTGAAGACCTACACATATCAAGAAGAGATGGACTGGTTGGTCACACACCCCAAACGCAACAACGTTATTAAGAACCTTGCTACAACTCAAAAAGGTAATACACTTGTTCTATTTCAGTTTATTGAAAAGCACGGCCAAGTTTTGTATGATTTAATTAATAATAAGGTCGGAGATACTCGCCAAGTTTTCTTTGTCCATGGTGGTACAGACACACAACAGCGAGAAGCGATTAGAGATATTACTGAAAAAGAAAAAGACGCCATCATTATAGCGTCCTACGGCACGTTTTCAACGGGTATAAATATAAGAAATCTGCACAACGTTATCTTTGCATCACCTTCCAAATCGCGCATTAGAAATCTACAGTCAATCGGTAGAGGACTTAGAAAAGGTACCGACAAAACAATGTGCAGGCTATTTGATATCGGTGATGACCTAACATGGAAGAGCCGAAAGAACTATACTCTTTCCCATATGGTGGAAAGAATTAAGATATATAATGAAGAAGGTTTCAACTATAAACTAGTGAGAATACAGCTATGAGCGAAGTCACTGTTCTGAGGTTAAAAAATGGCGAAACACTAATAGCAAGTGTTCGCCTAGCAGACCCTAATAATTATTGGTTAGACGATCCTATTGCCGTCATTGCGGTCCAAGTCAACCGCGACGGTGTAAACGGAGAAACTTTTCTCTTGAAACCATGGATTGGAATTTCGCCGGATAAAAGTTTTCTTTTAAGTGCCAAAGAGATACTTACCTCTTGCTCTTTAAAAGAAAATCTGCTACAACAGTATCTCTCTTACACGGGCAATTACCCCGAACCGATAGAAGACATTGAAGAGTTAAACGAGATAGAAATTCTTCAATCAAGAATACTAAGAAGTAAAAGATTACTTAATTGATTCATTTTTGAAGAGCTACACTCTTCTTATACCACAAGAATCACTAGTTGTAAATACTTTTTTTAATAAAAATGTTGCCATATACAAAAAAATGTAGTATAACAGATTATATCATGATGGAGGTCCTAATGGCCAAGAATAAAAAAAATAATGTTCACTACGTAGATAACGCCTTGTTTCTAGAAAAAATTACAGAGTATAGAGAAAAGGTTTTGGCTGCTAAAGCTGAACCAGACTATGATAGTAGTAAGAAGCCTCGTGTGCCCAATTATCTGGGTGAATGCTTCCTTAAGATTGCCAATCACTTGGCATATAAAAGCAATTTTATTAACTACACATATCGGGATGAGATGATATCAGATGGAATTGAAAATTGCATTACTTACATCGATAACTTCGATCCTGCTAAGTCTAAGAACCCCTTTGCATACTTCACACAGATTACGTATTATGCCTTCTTACGCCGTATTGCGAAAGAGAAGAAGCAACAGTCTGCAAAGTACCGATACATTCGTAATCTAGATGTCCATGATTTGATTACACAAGACCACGACGGCGGTGATTATGGAAATGAGTTCATTGACTATCTTAAAAAGACGATTGACCTGGTAGAAGACTATGATAAGCCAGCAGAGGTCAGTAATATTCCTAAGCGCCGACCAAAATATCTGGATAAACAAAAAACTATTGACTCGGGACTAGATTTAGAGTAATATGAGAACATCACTCTAATTGAAAGGTACATTTATGATTGATTTTCCAAAAACTAATACTGCTGTTAAGTTTGTTTCTGATAACTGGTTCTCCCTGTTGATGTTGGGCGTTGTTTCTACCGCTGTGATTTCAGTTGTTAATAGCGTTGCTGGCCATCGCGAAGAAGTTCAGGGTATTTCGGTTCAGAATGCCGGGTGCATCTACCTTGAATCGTCTAAACTCGGCGAGGGTCAGCACTACATGATTTGTGATGGTCAAATTACATTGATTCGCCTTCAAGAAGGCGAAGAGCTTGATGCGGAACAGGCGCTAGAGAAAGCTATTCCCGTCGCAACTGATACTACAAAGTAAGGTAAAACATGACTAAGGAACTAATTGTTCCTGCAATCGTCCAACAGATGGTCGATACTATGCAGGACAAGGCAACGCCTTCTAATATCAGACATAACTACATGGTGACGGTAGAAAATATTCGTAACTATTGTGATAACGCCTTATCACAATATGCAAAAGAGAAGCGTAAATGAAAGTAACTGATCTTAATACCGTTCATGTAATGATTGACTTGGAAACTCTTTCGACAAGAGCCAACGCGACCATTCTTTCTATTGGTGCTACCAAGTTCACTCTTGGTGAAGGTATTATCGATAAGTTCTACTGTAACATCGATGCCAAATCTTGTAAGACCGCAGGGCTTCACGTTGACAAGTCTACTATTGATTGGTGGATGCAGCAAAGTGCCGCAGCAAGAGATGCTCTTCTTGTCGACCAACTACAACTCGTGGACGCACTACTAAGTTTCACTGACTGGATTGGTAGAGACAAGGTAATGCCATGGGGTAACGGTGCTTCGTTTGATATCTGATGCAATCAGCCAGACTAATACTTTACTTGGAATTCTAAAGTCATGAAAATTGGTGAGTTATTTGATGAATAGACTAAACTTTCTGCCCAATCCGATTACCAGTAGTGGTTCGTTTGCAGGAATTGATATTGCAGAGTATTATAAAAGTAATTTAGAAAAAATGCCTGCTGATTGGCACTATCGTACCAAAGAAATTTACTATAAAACGAACAAACTAAATTATAGAACAGATGAATTTAGAAATATTTCTTGGGAAGATTCTGTTGTTGTTTTTGGATGCTCGAATGCATTCGGAGTCGGACTGGCAGAAGATGAAACAATAACCCACCAACTTTCATTGCTACTTGGTTGCCCAGTTATCAATATGGGAGCAGGTGGAACTTCAATGATGTTTTCATTATACAATCAACTTGTGTTGCATAACATAAAACAACCTAAAGCAATTGTTAATATGTGGACGGGAATGGAACGATTGACCATTTTTAATAAGGAGTCAGTGGTAAACGTAAATGCACATTCGCAGAGTAATTTTAGTAAAGAATTGTTCAAACTTTGGAACTTTTATCCAACACATTCACTTTCGTTTTCGTTGATGTTGCAACAAATGTCTGTTGCTTTATGGAAAGATATTCCGCATGTAGAGGTTACCTTTTTTGAATCTACTGCAAATGATTTGAATTGTAAGTTTTTGAGTTGGGATGATAAAGCTAGAGATCTGATGCATCCTGGACCAGTAACAACTTTGAATGCCGCTAAATCAATTGCTAAAAGATTATGAATAATGTAGCAAGGAAATACTAACCATGGTTGAATATATAAGATATCTCAATATTCCATCAGTGCCTAATAACCTGATACTAGATTCGATAGAAGAAATTGAGGCATTGGAATCAGTCTGGCCTCAGAATTATGAGCACCCAGAGCGGTTCTTGCTTAAAAAGAATGCAAATAAAGATCTCGAAGAATTTCTTAGACCTTACTTCGACTTTGATATTACTACGAAGGTTTATTACCAGATAATTAGGTCAAGAAGTCCCAAGCATATAGACTTTAACCGAACTAGTTGTTATAATTATATTATCAATACGGGTGGAGAAAAGGTATCTACTAGTTGGTTTAATCTAACAAATAGTAAATTGCTTGAGCACAAAGAAATCATTCCTGATCGAGTGTGGCATAAAATACAAGTAGATGTACCTCATGTAGTGCAGGGAATAATACAAGATCGATTTGCATTAACTGTATTCGAATGGGATCCTGGAAAAACTCCTGCTGATATTCTGAGTTGGCACGAACAAGGATATTCAGCAGAAGAAATATCGAGAAAATTAATTAGATATGAACGAAAAATCATTGACAATTCTCTTGATATAGAGTAGAATGAACACAAAGTGCATTTTGATAAATGTAAGGATAAATAATTTGCGTATAGCTTTAATAACGGACACTCACTTCGGTGCTAGGTCGGATTCCATTCCGTTCGATAACTTCTTTGCAAAGTTCTACACGGAAACATTCTTTCCCCATCTGGAACGTGAAGGCATTAAGACTATTATTCACCTTGGCGATGTCTTTGACCGCCGCAAGTTTATAAATTATAATACCTTGAAGAAGTGCCGCGAGTATTTCTTTGAGCAATGCACAAGCAGTATTTGGACACTTTGAGTTTTCAGGTTTCGAAATGTATCGTGGGCATAAAAATGATCACGGAATGGACACTGTTGACTTTGATAGATTTCCTCTCGTTTGTAGCGGTCATTTCCATCATCGCAGTCGGTCTGGTAACATTGTCTATCTTGGTAATACCTATGAGTTTACTTGGAATGATTATAATGATCCGAGAGGCTATCACTTATATGATACGGAAACAAATGAGGTAGAATTCTTTGAGAACCCATTTAAAATCTTCCATAAAATCTATTATGATGATACTAATGGTGACCCTTCTGCTATCGACCTTCTACCTATGGTTGGATCTTGTGTTCGTTTGGTAGTTGTGAAGAAGACAGACTTCTATAAGTTTGACCGCTTTGTTGATAAGCTGTATGACCTAAATCTAATTGAACTTAAAATCATTGAAGACTTTTCTGAATTTGAAACAGAAGCTACGGATGATGAAGAGTTAAATGTAGAAGATACTATGTCTGTTCTCTCAGATTTTGTTGACACTATTCAAACCGATCTGGAAAAGAACCGTATTAAGTCTATTCTACAGACACTCTATGTTGAGGCACAGAACGTTACAGTATGATTATTTTTAACACTATTCGTTGGAAGAACTTTCTTTCCACGGGCAATCAGTTTACTGAAATTAAACTAGACCGTTCACCCAGTACCCTCATAGTCGGTGAAAACGGCGGCGGCAAGTCCACGATGCTTGATGCATTGTGCTTCTCTCTTTTCGGTAAGCCGTTTCGCAACATCAACAAGCCGCAGTTGGTAAACTCCATTAACAAGAAGCAACTTCTGGTTGAGGTAGAATTTCACACAGGCAGTAAACTGTATAAGATTGTTCGCGGCATCAAGCCCGGTCTTTTTGAAATCTATGTTGATGGCGAACTGTTGAATCAAGATGCGGCCGCTAGAGATTATCAAAAGTATCTTGAGGAATCCATTCTCAAGTTGAACTACAAGTCTTTTACCCAGATTGTCATTCTAGGTTCGGCGTCATTCACCCCGTTCATGCAGTTACCTTCTGGTACCCGCAGAGAAATCATCGAAGACCTACTTGATATTCAAATCTTTACCACAATGAATGTGGTGTTGCGTGACAAGATGAATGCTCTTAAAGATCAATTACAAGATGCCGACGGTAAGCTGGAAGTTTTAAAGCAGAAAGCATCAATTCAGAAAGAATATGTTGACACCCTAGAAGCGAATCGAGAGAAGAGAGTCGATGAAATATTGGAACGTATTGAGACTGGCGAAGGGAAGATATCGAGTCTTACCAATCTCACCAATGATCTGGCGGAAAGAAACTCGACTCCTTTAAAACCAAATTTTCCGCACAACTCCGTGATCTTCAAAAAGAGGTTGCTTTCTACGAGGAAACAGATGAGTGTCCTACATGTCAGCAAGGGATTGCCCACGACCATAAAGAAACTATCGTCTCATCAAGACAAGAGAAAATTCAAGAACTCTCTTCTGGAATGGAGAAACTCCAAGAAGAATTTACAAAACTTGAAGAACTCATTGCGGAAAATGAGGTTCTTTCCGAACAAATTTCTGGGTTGAATACTGAGATTATCACGCACAATAATGAAATCATTGTTCAACAGAGATTGATTCAGACTCTTAATTTGGAACTGGCTGATATTACATCTAAAACCGGTAATATAGATACTGAGAAAAATAAGTTAAAAACTTATGCTAAGGAAGTTCTGTCTCAGAACGAAGAAAAGGCCAAGTTGAATGAAGAAAAGCATTACATGGATGCTGTCTCCACTCTCCTCAAGGATACTGGTATTAAGACTAAGATTATTCGGCAGTATCTTCCAGTTATCAATAAACTGGTGAATAAATACCTACAGTCCATGGACTTCTTTGTGCAGTTTAATCTGGATGAGAAGTTTGATGAAACTATCAAATCTCGCCATCGTGACGATTTCAGTTACGCATCCTTCTCGGAAGGTGAAAAGCAACGTATCGACCTGGCTCTTCTGTTTACGTGGCGAACAATCGCTAAGATGAAGAACAGCGTGGCTACCAATCTTCTAATCTTGGACGAGGTATTTGATAGTTCTCTTGACAACAACGGTACCGATTACGTTATGTCTCTACTTGATACATTGGGTGAAGACACGAATGTATTTGTTATCAGTCATAAGGGCGACCAACTCTTTGATAAGTTCCGCAGTCTTATTAAGTTTGAAAAGAAAAATAACTATAGTGAAATGGTGATATAATGGAATTAATTAAATTTACTGACCCAACACTTCGGGTAGAGCCAACAGCTTTTGAATTTGGCAAAGAAGATGCTAAAGATTTGGTAGATAGACTATGGACAAAATGTCGTGAACTTCGAGGTTTAGGTTTATCTGCAAATCAGGTAGGAATTGATGCCAAAGTTTTTGTGATGGGTTCAGATGATGATAATCGCAAGAATGTATTTAACCCAAAGATTGTTTCCTCGTCGGAAGAAACCAATCTAGCTAAAGAAGGCTGCCTAAGTTATCCTGGTCTGTGGCTTTCTATCAAACGCCCAGCCGCCATCACTGCCTCATATCAGAATGTAGAAGGTGAATATATAGTAGAAGAGTTCACGGGATTGCCCGCTAGAATTTTTCAGCATGAATATGATCATATGCTTGGGTTGAATTTCTCTGACCATGCTTCTGAAATGAAAATGAAGATGGCTATGAAGTCACTAGAAAAACGAGCAAAAAGGTATATTAGAAAATATGTCCAACACAACCTATGATTTCGGATTTACATTCGAAGACCCAACCGAAACTGTGGTTCACGTTCGAGAACCATATAATCCTAACGACGATATAGGTGCCAGCGATCTTAAAGATGAGATTATGGCCAAACTCTATGATCTTGAAGCCAGACTTCTCACGGTAGACCAGTCAACACTTATCTCAGAACATAAGCGGCTGGTAGAAATGGAAGTTTCTGAAAAGTTGAAGCAGGTAGAAGATTTAATTTTACCTTTAATGTATAACCTGATGAAAAATCCTGAAAAGGAATACATCCACTGGCCGAATAGGACACCCATAATTGATAACCAAATTGAAAAGATCACCGCAATCACAAGATACTATGAACGAGTTTGATGGTCCTTCTAAGGCTAGATACTTTGCGCAACCTGTAGCTACTGTAGTAAATCTATATCTGTGCGGCGAAATTAAAGCTGCCGAAGAATATGTAGAATGGTTCCAGTTATTTCGAGCGGCTGGCGAGACAGATACTATCTACATTCGTATCAATAGTGAAGGTGGCGACCTGTTTGCCGCTCTCCAGATAGTAAGAGCAATTCAAGAATCAAATGCTACTATCGTTTGTTCGGTAGAAGGCATCTGTATGTCGGCTGCAACTCTTATCTTCCTTAGTGCGGACCGCTTTGAACTATCTGACCATACCATGTTTATGTTTCACAACTATTCAAGTGGCACCATTGGTAAAGGCGGCGAAATGTATGACCAAATCACACACTTCCGTGCATGGTCTGAGAAGTTGTTTGCTTCTTTCTATAAAGACTTCCTGACGCCAGAAGAAATTAAGTCTATGCTTGATAACAAGGACATCTGGCTTGATGCGGAAGAAGTTGCCAAGCGTTTGAAGAACCGTATCGAAGCAGACGCAGAAGAAGAGGCTCCAAAGCCCAAGAAAACTCGAAAGAAAGCCCCGCCTGTATAAATACTACTTGACATTCACTCACGAATCGAGTAGTATATAAATATGATTGGTTTTAAAGAGTTTATAAGTGAGTCGCAAGACAGTGCCGGATTAACTATCTGGGATATTGACGAGACATTGTTCCGTACCAAAGCCCGTGTCCATATCGTCAAAGACGGTAAGATAATCAAGACACTGGGTAACAAGCAATACAATACATATAATTTACAGCCGGGTGAATCCTTTGACTTTAGCGAGTTTAGGGACGCCCGGCATTTTCGTGACACCAGCGAACCTATCGCTAAAGCGATTCGCAAATTGATTGCAATGCATAAAAATATTAAGGCCCGTGGCAGTAAGATGATTGTCATTACCGCTCGGTCAGATTTCGATGACCGTGATATTTTTCTGGATACATTTCGTCAACAAGGTATCGATATTGATGATATCCATGTTCACCGTGCTGGCAATCTAGGCGCTATGCCGTCTGCTCCAGCCAAGAAAATCTTTATTAAACAATACCTTGACACTGGTAAATTTACTCGCGCTCGTCTCTTTGATGATGCCGTTTCCAATCTCCAGATGTTCAAAGATTTGGCAGATGAATATCCAAACATTAAGTTTGAGCCATTCTTGGCTCATGCCGATGGGTCAATGACACGTTTTTAACTTGACATTACCATCGTTTCGTGTATACTAATAATATAAGGAGAATGATTATGTTTAAGTCTATTATTTCTAGTATTATTGCGGTCAGTGTTCTTGCTACTCCTGTAGTAGCAGAAGCCAAGGGTCGTGGTGAACACCGCACTGAACGCCACGAGCGCAAACGCGGCAATCATATTAATACGGGCGAAGCTATTGCTATCGGTCTAGGCGCATTTATTCTTGGTGCTGCTATTAAAAACAACAATAGCCGCGACGAGGAAGTTGAGCGCGAAGTTTATGACCGCGAGTATCAATATCACTATCGTAACCGTGATGCATATTATCGCCGCGACCGTAACTGCCGTACCACAGAAGTTACTGAATATGACTACTACGGCAATCGATATATTCGCCGTGAGCGCCGTTGTTTCTAAAAGAATCGCTTGACATTTGGTCGCGAATCGACTATAGTAAATTATATGATTGATTGATGAGGTTTTGTGATGTCCCAGTTTGCTGAAAAGTCGATTCTCGCCAAGTTGTTGGCGACAGAAAATATCCATGTAGAACACCAGAAGACAAGTACCGCTTACTTCAATCTGGAGACCCGCACGGTCGTGCTGCCGATCTTCAAAGAGACTTCGGCTGACCTTTATGACCTGCTAATCGGCCATGAAGTCGGTCACGCTCTTGAAACGCCTGCTGACGGCTGGCACTCCAGCATCTCTGAGAAGGGTGTGGGCTTCAAGTCTTTCCTCAACATCATTGAAGATGCTCGTATCGAACGCAAGATGAAGAACCGTTACCCCGGTCTTCGTCGGTCGTTCTACAATGGTTACCAAGAACTCTTCGAAAAGAATTTCTTCGGTGTCGAAGGTATGGATGTCAATAAGCTAAAGTTCATTGACCGCATCAACCTTCACGCCAAGGTCGGTTCGTTTTTGAACGTCAAGTTCTCGGACGAAGAACAAGCGATTGTCAATCGTCTTGACACCCTTGAAACGTGGGAAGATGTGGTTGCTCTCGCCAGCGAACTCTACGAACGTGCCGAAAACTCGACCGAAGAACTTGACTTCGAACAATTCATGAACGCCCTTGGTGATATCATGGAAGATGGTGACGGTGAATTCGACCCGAGTGCGGACTACGTTGAAGTTCCTAATTCGGACAACTCCGATGACAAAGAAAAGCCACAGACGCCTTCTTCTACGGGTCAGAAATCAGAAGACGAAACAGAAGAGCCTAAGTCTTCATCGTCCGATGATACCGAAGAAAAGTCAGAAGAAAAGTCAGAAGAGAAAGAAGGCGGTTCGTCTGATGACAGTGAGTCTGATGATACAGAAGAAAGCCCTGAGCCGACTTCGTTCACCGATGAGAACTTTCGTCGGAATGAAGACAGCCTGCTTGATGCAAACGCCCGTGAGACGTTTTATGCCAAGCTCCCTATTCTGAACCCGGCTGATTTTATTGTCGGTATTAACACCGTTGAAAAGATGTTGAAGTTCTCTGTTGGTGGCGCCGCATACCGAGCAGGCAAGACTGCCGAACAAGTCAAGATGGAACTCTACAAGGAGTTTCTTGTCAAGAACAGCAAGTACCTTAGTTCAATGGCACAGGACTTTGAACGTAAGAAAAAAGCCAAGTCGCTTATGCGCGCCCAGACTTCCAAGACTGGCCGCATCAACATGGACAAAGTGTGGGCTTACAAGATTACAGAAGACCTGTTCTTACAGAACACGGTTGTTCCTAATGGTCAGAACCACGGCATGCTTCTGTACCTTGATATGTCGGGCAGTATGTCTTCCAACATGTCTGGTACCATGGAGCAGCTGGTTCTGCTGGCTTCGTTCTGCCAGAAAGTTCGCATTCCTTTTGAAGTTTACGGCTTCATCACAAACTCTAGCGCACCACAAACGTATTTCGATACAGTGCGCAGCCGCAATAACTTGTCGGACCCAAACAACCTGATGATTTCTGACCCCAGTTTCCGTATGCTCCAGCTGGTGGCTACCGGTGTTTCTGGCGGTAAGTTCAAGACCCAGATGGCAAATCTTTTGGCTCTCGGTAATTCTTACAGCCGCAGTTTTCATGACCTTTATCTAGACGGTACCGCTGCCAATTCTTTTGGTCTTGGCAGCACTCCGCTAGAAGAAGCCATTCTGCTTGGCCGTTACATCGCCGAAGACTTCAAGAACCGCAATCGGGTTGAAGTTCTTTCGTCGGTATTCTTGACCGATGGTGAAGGTGATTGTAACTTTGAAACTGTTGGTCATCACAATGATTATCACCGTAAGAACCTAGCTATTGTTGACTCTAAGACTCGTCGCACATTTTTGCAGCAATATGATGGCAATAGCTATCGCAGCAAGTCTTATTGCAAGGCTCTTTTAGACCTGTATCGTGAGACCACGGGTTCGCGAATGATTAACTTTTACCTAATGGGTTCTTATGACCTCAAGTATTTCTTGGCTCGTTCGCTTCTCTCTGGTGTTGCAAGTGATGCCGCCCGCAAGGCTTTCAAGAAGGAGAGCGCCGCTCTCCTCAAGAACACCAATGGCTTTGATGACCAGTTTCTGATTAAGGCTGGCAGCAGCCTGCAAATCACGGAAGATACTCTGACTGTAGACTCCAACGATAAGAAGGAACTGACCAAGGCTTTCAAGGCCTTTCAAGATAAGAAATCTATCGGTCGTGTGATACTGACCAAGATGGTCGAAGCGGTAGCCTAAAATTACCGCTTGACTTCTCCATCGATTCTGCTATTATAAAATAGTAGACAGAAGAGAGAAAGTGATTCGCTATGAATAATGTTGACACAAAAGGCATTTTGTTCTTGACATTTGGTCGCGAATCGTCTATAGTAAATAATGTGATTGATGATGTTTGTTTGTGAAAAGGTGATTTTATTATGATTAATACCCGTGAAGACATGTTGTCTGCCCTTCGTGCCGTCGATACAAATGGTGGTGTCTTTCGAAAGAAAGATGTTATCGCCGTGTCCAATTCTCTTGGACTCAAGAGCCGAATTGCAGACAAGATTATGGAAGAGGGCGAGAAGATTTCTCGTGGCGTTTACGATTTATCGGCTGCAATGGTTGGCGTGACTGCCAAGCCTGCACCTGCGATATCGCAACCAGTTGCTGAGATTATCTCGAAGCCCGTAGCCAAGACTGTGATGCAGCCTAAACTGGAAGTCATTATTGACAATCTGGTTCCTCGTCTTGATGCGACCTACGTTCCGTTTGGCTTTTACACCGACCTGATTAAGGTCCTCAAGGCAGAAGCCTTCTATCCCACGTTCATCTCTGGTCTGTCCGGTAACGGTAAGACCACGATGGTCGAACAGGCTTGCGCTAAGTTGAAGCGCGAATGTCTCCGTGTCAACATCTCGGTCGAAACCGATGAGGACGACCTGATTGGTGGCAACACCCTTGTCGATGGTAACGTAGTGTACCGCGAAGGTCCTGTTCTGACTGCCATGAAGCGTGGTGCAATTCTTATTCTTGATGAAATCGACCGCGGTTCCAACAAGTTGATGTGCATCCAGGCTATTCTGGAAGGCAAGCCTTACTTCAATAAGAAGACTGGCGAGACTGTTTTCCCCGCTAAGGGCTTCAACGTCATTGCAACGGCTAACACTAAGGGGCGTGGTTCAGACGATGGCAAGTTCATCTCGGCCCAGATTCTTGATGACGCCTTCCTTGAGCGTTTCGCCATCACAGTTGAGCAAGAATACCCATCGGCTAAGGTCGAAAAGAAGATTGTTATGAACAAGATGGAAAAGGCTGGTGCGATTGATGAAGAATTCGCCGACAACCTTGTTACTTGGGCTGAAATCATCCGTAAGACTTTCTACGATGGTGGCATTGACGACCTGATTTCGACTCGCCGTCTTGAACACATTGTTAACGCCTTCGCCATGTTCAAGTCTCGCCAGAAGGCAGTTGAACTTTGCGTAAACCGTTTTGATGGCGATACCAAGTCTGCGTTTCTTGACCTCTACAGTAAGGTTGATGCCAAGATTGACACAGGCCCTACCGATAACGTCAATGAAGACGCATTTTTTGAAGAGACACCGTTCTAAGGAGATAGTATGACAATTAAATATAAGTATAACGAAGGTGACCTGCTTCGGCAGGTCACCGAGTATGTGAACGCCACTTATGGGCAGCACTATTCGCAGAACAAGTACCAAGCTACCGAGTTTATCATTGATGGTGGACACGGTGTAGGCTTCACGGTTGGAAATATCATGAAGTATGCCCAGCGTTATGGCCATAAGGGAACTCCTGAAGACTGGCGTAAGGACCTGATGAAGGTCATTCACTATGCCATCATTGCACTGCATGTCCATGATAAGTCACAACAGCCCAGTCTAGCAGGACTTGACATGGATGTCAACCTAGAAGTAGAAGGTCTTACTTTCACTGGTGTATTACCATCTACGATATCCGGCGGTACGATTTCTGCTACTTTGCCTACCTCTACGCCCGACTGGTCAACTTATAATATGGGCACCAGTTCTCTCTTGACAACTGACACAATTTCTGTTATAACAAATACTGGTACTAAGACCAACAAGAAAAAAGGTTAATATATTATGAAAATTTCTAATGAAACACTTTCTCTTCTAAAGAACTATGCTGGTATCAATACCAATATTCTGTTTCGACGGGGTAATGTGATTGGTACCGTTAGTCCTGGGAAAAACATTTTCTCACGTGCCACGGTTACTGAAACCTTTCCGCGTGAGATTGCCATCTATGACCTGAATAGCCTTCTGGCACTTCTGACCCTTATGGAAGATCAGGACGTAGATTTTGGCGAGACTAGCATCAAGGTTAGTAAGGACGGCTCGAAGTTCGAATACTTCTATTCCGATCCTGGCACCGTGACCGCTGCTCCCGACAAAAACCTTGAGATTGAACCTGTGTGGTCGTTCGATCTTTCGGCGGATGCAATCAGTATGATTCTCCGCGCCGCATCAATCACCTCGGCACCAATCATCAGCATTGTATCGGATGGCGCTCAGGTTCAACTCAAGGTTGGCGACCCCACTAATTCATCTGCAAACTCCTACACTAAGACTATCAGCACCGATCCCGCTCCTGTGTTTGATTGCCGAGTGAAGACCGAGAACCTCAAAGTCCTCTCTGATAACTACACTGTCACGCTCGGTAAGAAGCGCGCCATGGAGTTTAAGAGCAAGGGTCGCGAACTCGTTTATTACATTGCAATGGACCCTACTTCCTCTATTTAAGGAGAAATAATATGACTAAGTTTGAATTCACATTTAATGCCCGCATTCCTTATGATGCAGAAGAAGACCCTCGTGATGTAACCATTGCGTTTACCACCAGTGACCTTGATGAAGTTGTTCGCCAGTTTAACAAGCTCCTCATTCTTAATGACTTTGATGCGCAGGTAGCTGTGGTATAATGGCAGAGAAGTTTAAATTTAAGCGGGAGTGGGACGATGAAGCCAGCGACCAGGAACTACCTGAGATTGTTCCTGCAGTAGTCTTCAAGACCCGTGTCCGCGATGACTCGATTGAAGGTCCTAACCCATTCCGTTGGGAAGATAAGACAACCTATGATTACTTCGCTGGTAAGCGTGTAGTTTTGTTCTCTCTTCCTGGTGCCTTTACTCCAACATGTTCGACCTACCAGTTACCTGGTTTCGAAAAGAACTTTGCTGAGTTTAAGGCACTTGGTATCAAGGACATCTACTGTGTATCTGTCAATGATTCCTTTGTCATGAATTGCTGGGCGAAAGATCAGAAGATCAAGAAGGTTAAGATGATTCCTGATGGTTCTGGTAAGTTCACTCGTAAGATGAGAATGAATGTCCAGAAGGACAATCTTGGCTTTGGTGAACGTTCATGGCGATATGCTGTTATTGTGAATAACGGTCAGATTGAGAAGTGGTTCATTGAAGGTGATGTAGTTGAGGACAACTGCGCGGATGATCCTTATGGTGTGACTTCACCAGAAAATATTCTTGACTGGTTGCGCAATAACTGATATAGTGAATACTGGTCACTAAGCCAGCGTCCGTGGATGCACTAACATCGCGACGGACATTTTATTTTATTATGGAGAATCATTATGCGTGAAGACTTCCTCTGGGTTGAGAAGTATCGTCCTCGTAAGCTGGACGATTGTATCCTTCCCGATGAACAACTGAATACCTTTCGCCAGTTTGTGGCAACTGGTGAGATTCCCAATATGCTCCTGTGTGGCTCGGCTGGTGTAGGTAAGACTACTATCGCCCGAGCCATTTGTGAAGAATTGGGATGTGATTATATCGTTATCAATGGTTCAGAAGAATCTGGTATCGATGTTCTCCGTACCAAGATTCGTGAGTTTGCATCCTCTGTCTCGTTTAGCGGCAAGACTAAGGTTGTTATTCTAGACGAAGCGGATTACCTGAATCCAAACTCCACTCAGCCAGCCCTTCGTGCCTTCATTGAAGAGTTTGCTAACAACTGCCGCTTCATCTTTACCTGTAACTTCAAGAACCGTATCATTGCACCTCTGCATAGTCGAACGGCCGTGATTGAATTCAAGCTGACTAAGGCTGACCGACCCAAGATGGCTGGTCGTTTCATGAAGCGCCTCGGTGACATTCTTGAGACCGAGAATGTGCAGTATGATGACAAGGTTGTGGCAGAAGTTCTCAAGAAGCACTTTCCTGATTATCGCCGTGTCCTTAATGAACTCCAGCGTTACAGCGTAGGCGGTACAATCGATGCTGGCATTCTAGCCAACGTCCAAGAAATCAATATGAAAGAACTGGTTGATGCCCTTCGCGGTAAGGACTTCAAGAAAGTCCGTCAGTGGGTTGTAGATAATATCGACAACGATGCTGGCATCATCTTCCGTAAGATTTATGATACCCTTCTTGATGATGTCAAGTATCCTGCGGCTCTTATTGTTCTATTGGCCGACTATCAATACAAGTCTGCTTTCGCCACCAACCAAGAAATCAATCTCGTAGCCTGTCTGGTTGAGATTATGGCTGGAGTGGAGTGGAAGTAATGGACGGTATTCTAGAGGGCCTTGGTGATCCAAAGGTAGAATACAAGCCAGAAGATTATGTGGAGAAAAAAGCCAAGATTTCTCCCTTTGATTTCATCAACGATATTAACCACAAGAAGACCAATCTCATAGTAGATGAGTGGTCAGAGAAGCAATACAACCCTTGGATCATCAATCGCGGATTGAGTTTCAGTGCGGACACTGTTATTCCAGCCAACGAGATGAACTGCCGCCCACACCTTGATAAAGCACTGCAAAATACTTTTCTTATAAATACAATTAGGTCTAGAAAGCGTTTTGATAAATGGATCAAAATTGAAGACGATGCCGAAGTTGAGATGATCAAGGAGTATTATGGCTATAGTAATGAAAAAGCTAGTCAGGCTCTTACAATTCTCTCCGAAGAACAAAAGAAAACAATAAAAGAGAAATTGTATAAAGGTGGTAGAAAATGAGCGAAGATTTTTTTGATATTAACTATCCTGGGTATGCTCCTTTGGAAGTTAAGTTGGGGAATCCAGACGACTTTCTAAAGGTTCGTGAAACTCTTTCGCGTATTGGGGTAGCGTCTCGTAAGGATAAGATTCTTTATCAGTCATGCCATATCCTTCATAAGCAGGGTAGGTATTTCATTGTTCACTTTAAGGAACTCTTTGCCCTAGATGGTAAAGATGCCGACTTTAGCGACAATGACTTGCAACGTAGAAATACCGTCGCACATCTTCTTTCGGACTGGGGTCTGATTACTATCCTCAATCCAGAAATTCATGAGGACAAAGCGCCTCTGAATCAAATCAAAGTAATTGCTTACAAAGAAAAGAACGACTGGGAACTTATCCAAAAATATAATATTGGTCGTAAAAAGTAAATCTGTATATGACAATGAATGCTGGTAAAAAATACAAATCGGTATTCATTTCAGACTTACATCTTGGATCAAAGCATTGTAACTCTGATGCATTGCTAGAATTCCTATCTACGATTAGAACTGAAAAGTTGTATCTCGTTGGAGATATTGTGGATATATGGCGTCTGAAAAAGAAATGGTATTGGCCAAAAATACACAATCAAATTGTCAGAAAAATACTCAAGATGTCAGAAAAGACAGAAGTAATATATGTCACTGGTAATCATGATGAAATCTTTCGGTTATTTCCCAACATTAAAATCGGTAAAATTGCAGTAGAGCATCGTTGTGTCCATGTTGGGGTGAATGGTAAACGCTACTTGGTGGTGCATGGTGACCTCTTCGACAATTTAATGCGAACAAAGACTGGTCGATTCATCATGCATCTCGGAGACTTTGCATATGACTCTCTGCTCTACATCAATAAGGTTTTGAATACATCAAGAAGACTGCTCGGGATGCAACCTTGGAGTTTGGCAAAGTATTTGAAGCGTAAAGCAAAACTTGCTGCCAATTATATTGGTGAGTTCGAAAAAGAAATGTCTTACTATTGTAAACGCAAAGGTTATGATGGAGTTATCTGTGGACATATTCATCATGCAGAAATTACACAATATGATGAGATTGTTTACATGAACGACGGTGACTGGTGTGAAAGTTGCACTGCTCTTGTAGAAAATTATGATGGAACATGGGAAATACTTAAAAAATAATTGACTTTCTTCTAAAAGTATAGTATAAATAAGGGGTGCCATGCTTCGGATGGTACCCTTTTTAAACTCGCTTAATAGGAGCAAACTATGAAATTTGATACAACAATGATCCCACAGATGGATCGGTATTTCGTTGGCGCGGACCGCGTCATGAAGAGATTAGCAGACATTGCTGACCAATCGGCGCAAATGATGCCAATTAAATATCCCCCATACAATATCAAGAAAGTCGATGAAAGTCGCTACGTAATCGAACTAGCCGTTGCTGGTTTCGGTAAGTCGGAAATTGATATTGAATTGCAAGAAGGTCTATTGAGTATACGCGGTAAAATCGACTCTGTTGACAACACCGAATATCTCTATAAGGGAATTGCAGAGCGAGGATTCAAACGCGAATTCACTCTTGCTGACAATGTGGAAGTAAAAAGCTCTTCTCTGGTTAATGGTATGCTGAAAATTTGGTTGGAAGCATTTATTCCAGAAGAAAAGAAAGCTAAGAAGATTGACATTACCGATGGGGATAACGAATATCCATCACAAGCTGCCGAATTTTTGGCAGAAGGTAAAACTAAGTAATAATTTAAGAAGGTGAATGCTATGTCCAATATTAAATGTATAAAGCTAATCAGTGGCGAGGAAATCATTGCTGATATTGATGAGAGTATTGAAGGCCTCGTTATTCTGAAAAAGCCTCTATTGATTATGATGGTACCTAACCAGAATAATCAGTTTGGTATTGGACTAGCACCCTTTTGTCCGTATGCTCAGACCGGGGACATTCCTATCCGCGCTGGTGCAGTTGTTTCTATTTTCGAACCAGATACTGGAATGGTTAACGAGTATAATGTTCGGTTTGGTAGTGGAATTGTTCTACCGGAAAGTAAGATTATCGTATGACACAATTAAACATAACTCCATATATTTACCGCATCAAATCAGTTACCAAAGTTGTAGATGGAGACACGATTGATGCAGATATCGACCTTGGTTTTGATATTTCCCTTACTAAAAGAATTCGTCTTGCGGGTATTGATACTCCAGAAAGTCGCACTACAAACCTCAAAGAAAAAGCGTTGGGACTTGAGTCTAAAGAATGGATGAAGAAAACTCTTGCAGACGCTAAAGATATTCTAATTAAGACTGAGTTACCAGATAGCACAGAGAAGTATGGCCGTATCATCGGTCATCTGTTCATCAATGGTCAAGAGACTTCGTTGAATAACCAGATGATTGATGAGGGATATGCTCTGCCATATGATGGAGGCACAAAAGATATGGACTTAGAATTACTATTATCAAGAAGAAAGAAAAAATAAACCTCTTTACTTTTGCCATGTTTTATAGTATATTAGTATTTGAATTGAAAAGAGGTCTACATGAAGTTTTATACCAGCGCACACCAATATGGCTCCAAGATTCTTGTTCGAGGTGTTCATAATGGTGTGCGCTTTAATCGTAGAGAAGACTTCTCTCCTGTTCTCTATGTAAAGAGTAAAGAACAGGGTGTCCACAAGTCTCTGTATGGCGACAATCTTCAGCCGGTTGAGTTTCAAAGTAACAATGACGCCAAAGAGTTTATTCAAACCTATGGTGAAGTAGATAACTTTCCTATCTATGGTCAGACAAACTTTGGCTACCAATATATCACACATAAGTTTCCTGGTGAAATTGAATGGGACATGAATGCTCTAAAGATTCAGACGATTGATATCGAAACGAAAACCGAGTTTGGTTTTCCAGATATCAATAATCCTCTTGAAGAGATTCTTCTCATCACGGTCAAAGACCTAGTATCTCGCCAGATTATTACCTTTGGTTGTGGTGATTTTGATGATGTAAACTCAGAAGAAATTACCACCCTTCGTGCCACTGGTAATAAGTTTCTGTATGTTAAATGCGACAATGAGCGTGACCTGCTAGAAACTTATGTCCGTTTTCATTCTGACAACCATCCAGATATCATCACTGGTTGGAACGTTGAACTTTTCGATATTGCATACTTGATTGCCCGTGTAGAGCGGCTGTTCAATGATGAAAATGCCACTAAGAAAAAGTTTTCTCCTTGGGGTCTAGTGCAACGTAAGAACATGAACGTCATGGGCAACGTTCGAGACGTTGAAATTGTGGACGAACTTGAACGTAAGTTGAAGTTGATTGAACTAATTCTCACAATGGCTTATGATGCCAAGTGTAATTACAATGACGTTTTCTCACAGGTTCGCACATGGGATTGCCTTCTCTACAATCACCTGTATGATAAGAACATTCACATTCCGCAGAAGAAAGACCAGCAGGGTCGTGGCATCGAAGGTGCTTTCGTTCAAGAACCTAAGCCCGGTAAGTATGACTGGGTAGTTTCTTTCGATGCTACATCTCTGTATCCATCAATCATTATGCAGTATAACATGTCGCCTGAAACCATGGTAAATGGTTATGTCAAAGACACCACAGTCCGCGGCCTTCTTGATAAAACTTTTGACCTCGATGACCTAAAAGACAATGACTATTGTATGACTTCGAATGGGTATTGCTATAATCGCACGAAGCAAGGTCTGTTTCCAGAAATCGTAGAGAAGTTCTTCGATGACCGTCAACGCTATAAGAAGTTGATGATTGCCGCCCAAAAAGAATATGAAGCTACTAAAAATCCCAAACTAAAGAACGACATTTCGAAGTATAATAACTTTCAAATGGCAAGAAAGATTCAGTTGAACTCTCTCTTCGGTGCCATGGGTAATGAATACTTCCGTTATTATGATGCCCGTGTGGCTGAAGGCATCACTATGACTGGCCAGTATATTATTCAGGAAGTAGGTAAGGCACTTGACGCATATCTCAACAAGGTCGTAGGAACAAATGGACACAACTACTCTTTCTACAGTGATACTGATTCTTGTTATATTTCCC